TACTCTCGATCCGCTGTTCAATCGCGCCAGTCAACCCGACAATCTTCTGGAACGGGTCCTCAATCTTTTTGCCGCCAACAAAAACATCGTTGGTAGAGGCTATGGCGGTTTGAGTTTTAAGTATTTGTTCGCGGAGTTTGATCGATTGCCCGATAGTTGCGTCAAAAACGCCGCTAAAGGCGCCTTTCACCGCGCCAGTAATCTGTTGGATGCCGTAAAGGGCAAATCCAACCTTCGCGAGGCTGTTAGTAAGCTTTACTACTCCGCCATAAGCAGCGTCAAAGCTGCCTTTAAGGATATTTCCAGCCTTCGCCCCTTCTTTAAGATCTCTTGATATGCTGCCTAGTTTTTTGGTTGTATTAACAAGCTCTTCGGCTGATTTTAATCTGTCGGCAAATAGCGGTGTTTTTCTTATTACTGCATAGGTTGTTTTAACGGTATCGCCAATAGTTTCAATATCACGCTTCAGGGCGCGGATATTGTTAGCGGCTTTGTTAATTGAAAAGTCAAATTCGCGCTTTTTGCCAACTACGCTGTCTGCGGTATTTCCAAGATCCTTTATGGACTGCTGCGCTCGGCCAGTCTCAGCGGAGATAAATAGTGTAAGGTCTCCGAGAGATGCCACGATACCCCTATCCGTTTCCTAATTTTAACTGGGCTTTCTAAATGCTACGACCTTGCTCACTGCCGCTATGACGTGCACCGGCAGCCTCCCATCTCGCGTTAATCTACTTATCGCCTCTGCTGTTTCGGTCTGTTGCTGTGAGGCCGTTTCGTTAAGGGTGAACGGCAGAATATCGTCAATACTTATCTTGCTGGGATTTTTGCTTCCAGCCAGCCCTTGAGCTACTTGTACGACAATTAACGCAAGCTTTGCCGTTGATATTGACTCAATGTTTGCCTTTCGCTTTTCTTCTTCGAACGCAAACTCCAGGACTGTGTAAATCTCTTTTATTGGGGTGCGGAGGAAGGTTTGACGGTCATACTCCTGGGCTAGAGCACCGGTCCTAATTTGGAGGTAAAGCTTGGTTATGTCTATAGGCTTTTGAGCGAGGTAGTCCCGATGCTTCTCGTAGAGCTGCTCGGGATCTACCTCACTCTCCTTTAGTTTCCCTCAGAGCCTTCGGATGGCCATCCGTTTCGCTCCCAGTTGATGAACTCGAAGATCTCATTTAGTAGCTTGCTTGGCACTAGGAGTGTGTCTTCTCGTGTCCAGTCTCTGGTTTCAGCCCATTGATCGCCGTCCTGCGCCTCACCTCGATAGCGGAGGAATAAGGTGACCATCTCGATTTGCTGCTCGGCAACCGTTGCTGATTCCTTCTGCAATTCGGCCAGCTCTTCAGCATGCTCGTACAGAATTTCATTATCGCTGTCGGTGTTGCTCAGCAACTCCAGAGCATCCTTGACGCCAATCTTGCGCTTCTTGGCGACTACTTTTGCGATCTTTAGCAGTGCATATGTGTTCTGCGCCTGCTTGCGGGCAATCCCTTCTACACCCTCTGCTTCTCCCGCGACTAGGTCCTTATAGATCGGGAAGCGAAAAGGTAGGATCTGGTGGTATTCCTTCTCCTTGAAGAAGAGTTTTGAATAACGGGTCATCAGTCTATGTAAAAGGATGTGTCTGAAGCCACCAGTTCGGTTTGACTATCAACCGCCTCCGGTGGGATAACCACGGTCAATTTAACATCGTTTTCTGCGATTAGCACCATGGGTGAACGCGAAAAGGGGGCAATATAAACTGCCCCCACTTCGAGTATGTCTTGAGTCACTACACAGTTGATGAAGTATGACCGCTTGTCCATTGAGACCAGCAGGTCAAATTTCATCAGTAGACAGACAGCTGGGTGGTGCCATTGTCAAAAATACCAGACCAGACTTCACCTCGGGACTGGAATGTCCAGGAATATTCGATCAGGCCGTCGGATGGTGCAGCCTCAGATACGCCAGTCACGCAAGCCTGGAACATACGAGCATGGTACTTTTGTGCACCGCTGTTGTCAGCGCCAAGATAGGTGAACATCTCCACCCAAACCTCCGTGTCGGGGTTAGACTCTGCCTCAATCACGAGCCTTAGGGCGTCGTCGATATCGGCGTTGGGAGTGTTGTTCGCGCCTAGGCTGTTAACGAAGAACGCGGAGCACGCCAGCTCACCAGCCTGGGTCACACCCACGGAATCTCTCCAGCCACTATCACCCAGAAGGAAGAACTCTTGAGAGTTTGGGGCGGGAGTGAATTCAGCGCGGGTCGCGCCTTTCAGGAACTTGTAGGTCAGACCGGACGGAGGCGTAATAACACCGGCGGTCACGACACATGATTTGCGGGTGCTGCCGGGGTCAGCGACACGTACAATACGGTCCCGCCCCTTGGCAAATGCACCACCAGGAAGATTAGCCATTAGCCTCTCTCAGGTTGAATTGAGTAATCGGGGATAAATACTTTCAGGGTTTCAAACGAAATGTCTGTTTGGGAGACATATACGGGATCCTGAATATCAGGGAACCACTGAAAGAGAAGCTCGCGCACCTCGGCTAGTGTTTGAGCCGTGTCGTAGCTAGTTAAATAGATCGGCCAACGGACGTCTAAAACAACCTGCTGGGACAAGGTGGGCTTGTTCACCATTTCGGGGACTTCGTCGATGACACACTCGATGCCGGTGACTGTCCAGTCTTTGGGAACCTGCTGCTGGCCCCGTACCCATAGGGCGGGGGACGTAGATCCATCCGGAAGGTTATAGTTTCCTAATTTGGATCCAATAGCCGAGTTAATCAGGCCGCGTATTTGATTTACACTAGCCATCTAACTCTCTTCTAAGTATAGTCTCAAAGTATTTCTTGGGATCTACGTTTTCCAGTGCTGTACGGGTCCAGGGGCGGGCGGGCCATTCCCCGCCACCCTTGAGCTTTGTGCCCTCATGTACTTGAGTGGCATATTCAACAGGCCAGCTGAACTGGTATCTGTTTTGTCCTGCTTGCTTGACTGTCTGACTAGCTCGCAGTCGGCCTGTGTCTACGATGTCGCGAAGACTACCGTCGTTCCACTTCCACTTCTCAGAGGAGATCTCGTTTGTGTATTCCGCAGATAAGCGGTTGACGAGCTTTTGTGTCGCAGCTGCTATTGCACGGTCAAGAGCTGCCGTATCAATCTTTTGCTGCGCCACGATCAACCCCCCTTGCCTGTCTGCTTGAACTCACCAATAAAGCCTTGATGAAGGGTGCTACGGGCAAACAGCAACTCCTGCGAGCCGATGTTTGTGACCCGTAAGGTGCCTGTAATGCCATTTACCGTGCATTTAGCAGTCATCCCCACCTGGACCTTAGAGCTGAAAGTCGAGGGGGTGAGTAACCTGCCTCTGCAAGGAACCTTGTTCTCGTCGATGCCGGGCTTGAAGTCCTGGCCGTTGGGCTGCAGCTGGATGTTGGCCACGTAGGTCTGTGCCGTGGTGACGGGGACCCGGTTGCCGGTCTTTGAGTCTGTAGCGAATGAGCTATAGACGTCGAAGACCAGCGTTGCGTTGTCAAAGGGCGCGTAGGCTCCCATTAGAACGCAAAACCAACGTTGACGAGGGTGCGTTGAAGGGCATTAAAGGTGGCTCCATACGCTGTTCCAGCAAAGCCCAGGTCAGATGGACCGGCCTGGACTGCGCCGATCTGTTGACCAATGGCTTGAGTCCGGGAGGACAGCAGGTGAGCAGAGAGATAATTCACTCCGTCATCGTGCTGAGTCCCCCACACCTCGCCGTCACAGAATCGTTTTGCCTCGGCAATGGCCCCCTCCACCACGGCAAGTTCCAAGTTCGAGAACTCTGGAAACCGGCTAAGGAATGTGGTGGAGGTGACGGCCATCAGCCCTCACCTTCAGTAATCGCCTTCACTCGCTTGGCAATGGCGTTCTTGATGCGGATGCGGTTTTCGGCATAGTCCCACTCCTTGAGCAGGTCTAGGTCGAAAGTGGCGTCGATGGCATCAAGTGCCGCTTTCACAGGCATGGTGGAGAGACCACCGGTCGCCTTGACCGGGGCCTCCACCACTTCCACGTCTTCCTGCACCGCCAGTGCGCCGATGGTAAGCAGATCCTTGACAATGGGCATCTCCTTGATTTTGTCCCACTGAGTGGAGTCAAAATCTCGATTTACACCCGATTTCAGTTGGATGTACTCAGTGCCGCCGGCTCGGCCGCCGATTACAGAGAAGCCAAGAGTGACCTCTTTGTCCCGGGGCGGGTTTTCTAGCGTGGGCTTATAAGTGATGATCATGTTCTGAAAAGAGAGGTTATATCAGGCTTTTTCGACGTACAGGGCGCTCTTGGGGTAGTACAGAGCGACGCCGCCGATACGAGCGTGAGCAGCCACGGTGAACTCAAGGTTCTGCCGAACCGGGGGCAGGAACTCCAGTGTGCGGGGCACATGCAGTTGCAGCTTTTCAGGGCTGCGGTCGTAGCAGATGATGCGGTCCTTAGACAGCTTGCTGCCAGACTTGGAAGCCTCCAGCTCGTTGATCGGCT